GTGTCCAGCGCCGTGTATGCCTGCTTCAGGCGCATGTAGAACCAGGGCGGCACCTCCATCATGATTTTGCCGTTGGGCTTCACGTTGTTGCCGTACAGCTTTTCCAGCGCCTTGTCGATCTCCTCCAGCACGTTGCTTTTGGTGATAGATGTTGCGCTGGACGCGTACTTCACCGCCTCGCGTGTTGCCGCCATGCCGGCAATGTGCTTGTCCATCTCGTCCGCAAGGCCGTAAGTCGCCTCCTTGTTCAGCGCCTCCATCACGCCGCCCACAGCCTGCCGCTTGTCGATATCGTCTACCTTGTAGTTGAAATAGCTGATCTGCTTGATGGCGAGTGTCACGCTGGTGTCATCCACGTTTTCAGGGTCGCTCAGTGTGATCGCCTTGTCGGTGGTTGTGGTGATGGTGGGCTTTCCCACGCCAAGAATGCGTACCGTGTCGCCCATCGCTTTTACTTCGCCCTCATACTGGCGGTTGCAGCCCTCTGCATATACGAGCGCTTTTTCCAGCTCGCGGTTGATGGCTTCCGCCCATACGGTGGGAATAAAATTCTGATATGCCATAGTTTAAAACTCCTCCTTTACTTCCATGTTCCCATGGATTTTCTGATTTTTTCGTAATTTTTGCTTACCGTCGCCTGGTCCATCGCTGCCACTTCTTCGCGCGTGAAGAACTCTTTTTCTCCGGAAGATGTCGGCTTTACATCTCCCATACTGGGCGGGTTCGGCGTGCTGCGCGCTTTTTCGGCCCGGATGGCCTCATAGGCCACAAGCGGTTTGATGCCGCTCGCGCACAGCTTCAAAAATTCAACGCCCAGCTCGTCCACGCTTTTGGCTTTCTCGTCCGGGTATGCTTTTCGGATGGCTTTCAGATCATTTGAAAACTGCTCCTGCGCTTCCCGTTGCCGATGTCGCTGCAATTCTTCTGCCTGCGCCCGAATCTCCGGGTCTGTGGCTTTAATCTGCTCACGAAGCTGCGCTTCAAGCTGCTTGAAAGCCTCCGGCTCCATCTGCGCAGCCTGTGCGCGCTGGCGTGTTGCCATTTCATCACGCCATGCCACAAATTCGGCTTTGGATGCAAACGGCTTTCCGGTATTCGGGTTGACCGCGTCTCCTACGAGTTCGTGGAAAATCTGTTCTTCCCGCTGCTGTGCCTCCTGCTGGCGGCGCATGGCGGCAAACCTTGCGTTTTCTTCCGGAGATTGCGGCTGTTTGGCGGGTTCAGCCTCGTTTGCGCCTGTTTCATTCTCCACCGAAGTTTCAGGCTTGGATGCCGCTGCGTTTTCTTCTACGGCAACGGCTTCTGCGTCAGGCACGGCGCTTTCCTGTACCTGCGCTTCTGTAGTGTTCATGTTCTCGTCCATTTTTCTCCTTTTTACGCTTGGAAAGCGATTGGATTTTTCCGCGTTGCCTGCGAATTATTTGAAGCGCGGGCTATTCGCCCGGCTCGCCTCCGATTAGATACGCCCGCCGCTGCTCCACGATTTTACCGTGGTTCGCACATTGCGTGTTCGTGCAGGTAAGGTCCTGCTCTATGTATACTTTGGTAGCGGTGTCCGGGCTGTTGTCGCCCTCGGCCTTTGTTCGGCTGCCGGAAATGCGCATCTCCGTTTTACACAATGGGCATAGCATTTTGCATCATCCCCTCTCCTGCCGTCATTACAGGAGATGCGGTTGCAACTCCCTGCCCCCCAGGGGGCCTTCTCTTGCCCATAAAGGGCAATTCACCTTGTGCGCCCATTCCCGTGCCGGGCATACCATTCGGCACGCCCATAGCAAGCATCGCCTGAGCGGCCTCCTGCTGCGCCTGTGCGCGCCTGTCCAAAATGGCCTGGAACTTGTCCTTCGGCACGCCGGAATTGTCGTCCAGCGCCTCCACGTATTCCTCAAATGTGATATGCTGCTGCGCCAGCGCGTTTTCCAGCGAAAGCTCGCGGGAAAGCACGCTGTACGGGTCGATGGGCGAAATGTCGATTTTGATATCAATGTCCAGATTTTGAAGGTCAGCGTTCGAAATCAAAACGCCGTTGTCCAGTTTCAATCCTTGTACAGAATACGCTACCCACAGCTTGTACCAGATCATCGCCAGGTCTTCCACGAACTGCTTATATGCCGCGCTCTGTTCGTTCAGGTTCATGGCGCTCTGGTCGCGGGCCGCCTTGATGGCCTCGCCGCTGGTTTTTGTCGGGTCTACCTGTCCAGTGGCTGATTCACTCGCTCCTTCAAGCTCCCGGCTCGTGCCCACAAGCTCGGCCTGTAAATTCGCAGCATCGCCGCTGATGGGCGCGGGGTTCAGATACTGCACAAAGCTGCCCACCGGGTTCGCGTTCAGGTTTTTCACACCGATGCTTGCCCCCACTGTGCCCAGGCTCTCCGGCTGCAGCAGCTTGTCCTGGTCGTACACCACCGTGGGAAAGCTGTACCGCTTCACGCAGATGGCCCGCCGCGCCAGCGTGCGGTTCACCTCGATCTGGTTCGGAATCAGCGTTTCCACAACGCCCACGCCCCGGGCGCTGCCCATTTTTTCTTCCCAGCGCATGCCGCACACCGGGTAAACGTCCAAACCGTTGATTTTCTCCATGGGCCGGTAAATAACGGTCTCCGTTGAACGGCAGAACTCCATGCCATCTGTTGTCTTGCGCATGAACAACAGGCTTGTGCATTTCCCGTTGTCCGTCTGCACCTCGTCGGCACTCGTAACGCCTAACTGCGTTTCGTCCGCTTCATCGGATACGATCATACGGATATCCGCTTCGTTTATCCCATTTTCCTTCGCCTGTTTACGCACGCTGTCCACAGGCACGCGCTCGGCAATGATAATCCATTCCTGTTCTTCCAGGTTCGGCTCCTGCTCGTTGGCCAAATACAGCGAAGTCTTATCAATCAGCCTCATTTTCAGCCGTGGCGTCATGTCTGTTACTACGCTGTTGCTCGGCTTTCGGTCATCAAAGCAGTACAGATAATGATCTCCCGTGATGCAAGCATTTTTCACAACGGCCCATTTCTTGCTGTCCAGTTTGCCCTTTTCCCACTGCGCCGCCGCGAACTCCGTCAATGCGTCGCAAATCTCGGCTTTCTGCGGGTCGTCATCCATTGGAGAAAATATGATCGCCGTATCGTTCATCGCTACCATGGCAATTTTGTACCGACAGATGGGCTTGATAAAGTTCAGCACCGGTAATTCCTCATCTCCGGATTGCAGCCCGTGCCACTGGTCGCCCTCGTAAAAACGGTGGCATTTTTCCGTCAGCGTGTACATGTTCGCTTTGTTGTGATGGTCCTTGCCCGCCTGGTACTTGCGCCAGATGTCCGTACACTCTTTTTCCTGCATCATTTAACCACCCTCTGGCCTTTCCCGGTCCCGTCATATGCGTCGATGTTCGCCAGAATCGCGTCGTATTTGTCCGTGCGCTTTACCGTAGCTTTTACAGGCATCTGCACAGGCTCAGGCACTTTCCCAGCCTGCATATGCATACCATCGCGCAGCCCCATGCGGTAACAATGCACGCACAGCACAGCCATGCCGCATAGTCCCAGCGCCAACACAACAGCTAAAACGTCAGATAACATGATATTTCCCTCCTTGCCCCAGCGGTCCCGCCGTTGGCTTCTTTGTGCTGAAATCATCCCGCAGGATATCGTGCGTCTGCTTTTTGGGAGCCTGCGCCGCCGTGCTCCAATAGGTGCAGAACCCACGCAGCGCATCCGGTGCATGCGTCAGCTCATGCGGCTCATTTGCCACATCCTCCGGCTTTTTCTCGTCATGCTGTACAGCCGGAAGCGTGCGAATGAGATTTATACAGGTGTCGAAGATGCGCAGCCCCGGAGACGTTCCGCCCTGCTCGTCCGGCCGCAAAGCCAGAAATTCCCGCACCGCCAGCCATCCAGCCACACGGTCGTTCCCGGTCTTTGTCAGTGCGACGCCATTCTCAAAAAATATTTCCGCCGCGCTTTTCCCCGTGTCCTGCCTTCGGTTCCACAGGTCCGGCGGTGCCAGCCATGTGTATATATCGTCATCACCGTTTACCTCCAGCATCCGCCGCGCCGCCTCGCTGATGATGTGGCCCTGTTTATTGGCTCCCTTGCCATTGTCCCGGCCCTCGTATAGCTCCTTATACACCACGGCGCGCCCCTGCTCGTCCACAGCCATCCAAAGCGCCGCCAGCATGTCCATGCCGTAATCCAGCGTCACATAACGCCGCCAGTGCGCCGGTATGCCGTGCGGCCTGCACACATGGATATCGCGGTCAAACTCCGCGAAATACTGGCCCTCGAAGATGTCCCACTGTCCCAGCAGCCACGCCTTGCGCTGTTCCTCCGGCAGATTTTCCAGCATCCGCACATAGTCCGGGTCATGTTCCATCAGCGCGTGGTTGTCATATACGTTTGCGGCTATGAACAAGTAATCCTCCGGGCGTTCCGACGCTTTGTACTGCTTGTCAATAAACAGCCGTTTCACCCAAGTGTGCCCCACGCCGCCGGGGTTGCAGGTCAGATAAAAGCGCTTTGGGAAGTCGTTGGCTCCGCGCAGGCATGCCGTAAGCGTGGTGAACTGGAACTCCGTGAACTGCGTGGCCTCGTCCATGAAAATAACGTCGTACTCCTGCCCCTGGTATTGCAGCACGTCCGCCTCGCTGTCGCAGTATCCAAATACGATGCGGCTGCCATTGGGAAACGTGAAGGATTTGTCCATGTCCCGATACCGCGCAATCCCCATTAAGTCGGCAATCATTGGCAAAATGTGGTTTTCCCGCAGCTCCGGGAACGTGCGGCGCAAAATCAAAATGCTGATCCCGTTATAAGACAGTGCAAGCCCGGCAGACTTTTTGCGCACCGCCCAGCTTTTGCCGCCACCGCGCGCCCCGCCATATGCCACAAACCTTGTGCGCGCTTTAAAAAAAGCAATCTGTTTTGTGTTTGGCCTGCCAATATTCCATTGCATCAGCCCATCAGCTCCCGCGCCTCATCGGACATCACGATTTGCAACGTCGCGTCCAGGTTCCCGTCAATTGGCTGTGTAGCCTTGCCGTACACCCTGTCAATCACTGTCTTTGCCGCGTCCATCCGCAGCGCCAGCGGAGCGTCCTCGTCATCTATTGTTTTGATGAGCAGCTTTGCGGCGGCAGGCGTTGCGGCCTTGAACATGTCCCGCACATCCTGCGGGATTTTTTTGCGGCCTCCGACCTTATTACCAGGCGTAAATCTCCCTTTATTGTCCCGGCAATCTTCACCGTTTTTCGTCCGTTTTACGGCCATCCGCCCACCCCCTTTCAGGCATAAAAAATAGGCCCAGGGTTTCCCCTAAGCCTATCGTATCAAAAAAGTAGTTGGATTTTGCGCCACGTTTTATTTGCCTTTTTCTCGTTCCATACGCTCACGTACAGCCTGCAAAACATATGCCTGTGTAGACTGTCCCGCCGTTATCGCGGCCTTTTTAATTGCCTCTCCCTCTGCCTTATATGGCTTTAGCAGTATCTGCATGTACTTTGCATCGCTTTTTTGATTGCTGCGCTTTTTGGCCTCGTTATATGCCATTGTATCACCTCGCGCTTATTATAACATATATACAAATTGCACGATATAGTGAAAACAAACAAAACAGCGCACACGATATAGTGCAACTATACAAATTCACGATATCGTGCTTGACCATTGCACGATATCGTGCTATTATTTAGACACAGCGAAAGCAACACCAACCAAACGGAGGAAAGCAAAATGAACTTAGAAGAAAAGAAAGCGCAGGCCCTTAAGAATTACAAAGAAAAACGGGATGCGTACATGGAGACGATAAGCCGTGAAAACTGGATTGCATTCTGTGATGCGAAAAGAGTTTGTAGGCTTATGGGAGTACGAGTTTAAATCAAACAGGCTGTCCCATCGGCCAGACGGGGAGAAAGAGAAAGCAACATGAAAGAAGTAGGAATTGAATTTTGCGATAATAAAGAAATCTTTTATATCTGGGATGATGGAGAATATTATATGATAAATGGCTCGACTGGATACCCTAAACGGGATTGGCGCCTCTCCGATGCCGTAAAACATTACAAATCCGATGACGCAAAATGTGAAAGATTTGAAAGTGAGTGGAACGCGTGGCTCGGTTAAGTACCGCTCACCGCATTTACTAATTTAGCCATAAGCCATACCCATAGGTCACTAGGACGAAATTTCGGCAAAAAAGTCAATAGAAAAAACAGTATAGGTTTGTTATGCTTTATAAAAAGGGAGGATATAGAAATGGAACAAATCACGATCACACTCACAGCTGATGAACTGGTTGAACTGAACGCGGCCCGCGCCGCATGCTTCGCGTATATGTCGCCGCTACCCTGCACGGACGAGCTCAAAAAGATGCTGCTTTACGGCGCACGGCATTATCAAAAAGCCATGGACGAATCCGAATAAAACGTAAAAGCCGGAGGTGAGAAGCCTCCGGCTTTTGCTATATCAATCCCAATTCTTTCGCCAATGCCCAGCAGAATTTCCGTTTCTCCCTTGTGAACGTTCTGCGGCTCACCGCAAACCCGTAATGCGCCTCCAGAAAGTCATACGGCCAGTCCTTTTGATTGATGATGGATAACTTCACCGCGGCTATAAGCGCCCTGCGCGCCGCGACTGCATCATTATCAAAGCTTTGCCCAACGCTTTCCTCCGCACGCGCCACAGCTTGCTTATATCGGTCTGGCAGCACATCCAGCGCCTCAACAACTCCCGCGCACGCGCGCACGATTCCATGCGGAAGATCGTACACCCCAACACCTCCCGAATCATACTTTCTTCCCCGGCCTGTATGGCGTACCGGGCCGTTTATAGCATTCGTGAGGATGTATACCGCGCGGGACATCCGTGTCAATCAGGTAGTGGCACGCGTTCACAGCTCCGCGCCCGCCTTGCCGCAGCGGCCTGTAATAATAGCAGCCTGTGCATTTGACCACATACCATCCGCCCGGCTGCTCCTGCGGCTTAGATGCTTCCTGCTTTAGGCGCTCATTTCTCCGCTTCAACGCCGCCTTCGTACTCGCAACGCTCCGCTTATGCGCGCACGCATTGCAGTATCTGCAATTTGGAGCGTATACGAACTCTGCACCGCAAATCTCACATTTTCCCGTTTTCGTCGTCATATCGGCCACCAACCACCAGACACACCCACATAACAATAGGGCAGGACAGCAGTAATACAATTCCCACAGCCTTTGCGAAAGCTATGATTATTTCGAGCATGCCGGGGCCTCCTTGAGCCTGTTTTCCAACCTGCGCACTTTGTATTGTCTGCGATTTTCAACAGCGTCAAAGCACTCGTACATCATGCAAAGCTGTTCCAGCATGATGGATACGTCCGCGATCTCGTCAACGATGGCATCCGTGGCCGCCGGCTTTTCGTTCACGCCTGCCCTCCGCATTTTACAAATCGCCTTGATAAGCTCGCTCATTTCTTCGATGGCAACATCCTCTTGCGCGGTCTGGCCGTATGTAAGGATGGCCTTTTCAAATACTTCTTTCACCGATTTTTCCTCCTCACATATTTTTTACGCCTCTGCCCACCGGAATGAACGAATACACGCCAATCACAGGCGCAAGCGGCAGGCCCGCATGACAGGCAGTCACCATCATGGCAAGCGCATTTTCGTCAACTTTGGCGCTGTCATGCATGACAATAGCATCCGATTCGCCCCTGCGTGTTTTCACACGCACACGCTGCCCTTTTTTCAAGTCAACAGGCGTTTCAAAAAGATAATTACCGTATCCATAGTCGGCTTCATGCCTTACAAGTACAACGTTCGTCATAATCTTAATTCTCCTTTTCCTTACACTTCACAAATTCGCAATGCCCATCAAGCGGGCAGCCTGCACACCTGTCATCGTTCAACGGATATCCCTGTATATCGCAGTCGTCGTCCATCATGTCTAACCTATCGACATAGTCCATTATCGCTCCTCCTCTGCTGGCTGCTGAAGCCATTTGTATGCATCTTGGATACTCAAAAAATCCGGTATTTTTATAAAACATTCTCGCCTAAATTTTACAGCGCTCAATAAAACCGAAATCTCCTTATCACTCATCTCCCGGATGCGGTCGGCGTTGGTCGAAGGACACGTGCGCTTGTGCCCTGCTGCATCCATCATGCACTCCAATGCAATTGCCTTTGACGTATCGCTGATTTTGTGTTTGCTACAGTGGAATGCCTCATCCCAAAAATCCTGAATCGCCGATTGTAGTTCTTCCCGTGTCATGGTCTGCCTCCTTAAAAAAGCAATTCCCGCAATTATCGTACCGCATAGGCAAATCTTTTATGCTCTGCAAAATTTTATAGGCTTGCAGCAATTGGGTAAGATTGAAATATCCGAAGTGGCATTCATTGACCGGAATGCCCATCTGTCCAGCAAGCCATGCATACAAGTCTTTCCGTTTTTTTCGAGCCTTTGGCTTTCCTTGCCACAACGGGTCAAAAAGAGAATGGCACATCTTTTTTCCGTTTCTCATTCGCTCATCCGCCAAAATCCCAAACGCTTCCCTCGGACGCGGCTTGTGAGTTCCAACATATGCTCCGCATGATTGGCATAGGTAGCAATACCCACTTCCATATTCCCGTCCATAAATGCGGGAATTTGATGTGTAAATGACCCTGCCACCACAGATATTACACTTTGTCGGGTGTGTGTTTATCATACTCTGCCTCCCTTTCCTCCAGCGCGGCCTCTGCGGCTTCGCGTGGGAATTGCGTTTTACATGAATAACAATAGTAATACTGCCAATCAATTCTGGGGAAAAGCCGCATCTTCCCACACTTTGGACATTTCAGCGCTTTGGGATCTATTTTGACACGTCCCTCCCTGTCCGCCTGCGCCAGCTCGCGGAGGCGGTCAATAGGAATTTCCTTGATGATTCCCAACCGCTGAGCGTTTTCAGTTCGCAAGGTCATGCCGCGCCCGTATGAATCTAAAATGCGCTCGATTTCCTCCGGCTCCAGCCCGGTTTCCTCGTAGGCAGCGAGGCGGTCAACCCAGTCTCCACTGTATTCTGTATCGCCAATTTTAAGCCGCCATTTACCACCGTCAAAGTATGTATATCTCTTCATGTCAATCCTCCTACCGTATGTCTCCGGCCCACTGCTCTGCCATGGCACGGGCTATTCCCGGGAATGTCTTTGCCCGGTTTTTTGCTCTGTCTTCGCTCGGCGGCATTTTCCATATCCTCTGCTCCCGTCCTTCAACAATTTCTGTTGGTATGAGCAGCGGCAACCCTTTCAGCCAAAGGCACGTTTTCTTTGTTTCTCCATGCCCAAACTGCCACGGCTGAATAATCTGGTCTGGTTTTCTCCAAACCGTTGACATGATTCCAACCGGATTTTCAATCGCGATTCGGGGGCAGTCAGAGTTAGCGAATTGCATGAAAAAATCAATTGCATTCTGCTGCCTGCCGTCCGCCCGCTTCGCCGCAAACCATTTTGCACCACTTACAGCAAGATGTGTGCAAGGCGGAAATGCTAAAATCATGTCCCATTTTTGAGTAAGTAACGGGATGACATCTTGTTGGATATGCCATTCTGGGTGCCCTCCGGAACAGGGTATAATGTCGCAACTGTAAGCTTCATGACCTAGCCTCCGCAGTTCAATCGTTACTGCCTGGCTTTCTTCGCAGGCTACTAAAATTTTCACTTTGTATCCTCCCGGCGCTGGCCGTTGCTGCAAAAGTGTAAAGGGTGGTATTCGTATGTGTTTTGCTCTAAAATTGGGTTTCTGCCGATAAATTCAATTCTACAGATACACTCATCTTGGTATTTACACTCCCGACAGTAGCACGCGCCAGAAGCGTGCACTGGGTCGATGGTGGGTGCGTTCTCTGCCATCCCATAGGCCAGATCGATTGCCTTGTCATATCCATCGGCCCAGCTTTCGGGCGGCGCTCCGCAGCCTCCAACATCATGCAATCGCTTCAACAGCGCCTTTCGGCTTATCAAATCGTCCACGGTCTATTCCTCCCACATATCCATCTGGTCATTATTGGCTTCTTCCTGTGTCCTGTCATGCATCCACCAGTCGAAGTATTCAATTCCCGTAGACGCGAGCTTAAACGGTTCCAGCCCGTCCCTGATACGGTCATCAATGATATGCTGTGCTGTGCGTATATACTGGTCGCGGAATTTGGGCCATCTATTAAACTCATGCTCACGCCCCGCGCGGCGCGCCATGGGGCAGCCGATACAGCCGAGCCGCGTAAATCCCTCATCGTACAGACTGCATTGCTCCAACCCTACATCCTTGGAATAGTCCCAGATATCCGAATCTGTCCAATATGCAATCGGATTCACACGCCGCTCAGCGGTTGCATAGCATTGTTCAAATATGCGCCGATTTTCACTATTATCGAATGGCATTACGATATTTTTTCCGTCCTTGCCATGCTCCACAATTTCAAGCTCATTGCGCTTTTTCATTCGATTTGAACTCTCGAATTTACGAACGCCCATGCACTTAAAAGCCTTTCCGCATTCTGGTGCAGGACGTTCTTTTAAGGATTCACAACAAAATCGTCTTTGTCTCATTGGCAGCATTCGCTTTTTTCTACACAGCGCCCACATGCTGTACTGGTACATCACGTCATAGGTCAGATATCCCAGATCGCGGTATGCCTGGAAATTTGCACGCTGGAAATAGACAAGCTCAGGCGGGTCGATTCCCGTGATGTTGTGCAGATAAAAATGCTTCACTCCGGCCCGTCGCATCAGATGTCCAAGCACGCGGCTGTCCTTTCCCTCAGATGTACATACACAATAGCCCCTTGGGTCTGCGTGGAGCGCCGCGCCCTCGTAGAATTGCAGCAATTTTATAGCTTCTACATCTGGCGCGTTTTTAGTGCGACCAGCTTCGTTCCACTCCAGTTGATGTTTCAATCTTCTCCGCCTCACTTTTTCCGATTTTAAACAAGCTCTACGGGCGGTGTCGGAATTTCTTGTTCAATGGGTCTCCATAAATGCAGACAATATTGATGCTGGTCTACATACTGCGATTGTGCCGGATGAAACTGAATCACCGTTTCCTCAGGCTCAAAAAACAGATTTTTCACCGCGCACATTTCTTCCCATGTAGGACATCTTTTCTGATTCTTCGGCGACACGCTTATGTGCTCCCAGCCTCTACCGTTTGAGGCGATACAGAATAGCGCTCGGCCATTCACAGAAATCTTAAAGGCCCCATTCTTATCGTCGCCATTGCTCCCGCAGTATTTGCGCACATCCAGACGCCATTTATCCAATGCATGTAGATCTCTCACTCGCTTATCATCCTCCATAACTTGCTGCCTTTTGCTTTTAACGGCCTCTCCATTTGCTCTTGCCTTCGTGACTCACTGCTTCCACGCAAGAGACCCCGCAGCCCCAACCGCTACCCGGGATTATGTGTTTTTTAGTTCAGATACCCTCCTTGGTCTTCACCGGGAGAACCAGCGCGCGGTATCCGTCTTTTTCCATCTGCGCCGGGCGGAGACGCCCCGCAAAGTAGATCGTTAAATCGTCTGAATCAAAATGCTT